TTGTCAACTGCTACTTTAAGTTCTTTGAATTCTTCTTCAATTAGTTTAGTGTATAAATTAAACTGTTCTACATTAAACTCGCCCACGCTTTGGTCGCAAGCCCGCATGAATTTTTCTTGATCGCGAAACGGATTAGTCATCTCTACCTCTTTATGATTTAAGTATTTTAATTATACGTTTTTTTTCTTGCTCTGTCAACCACTCTTCTTCTCCGTAAAACGTCGGTGATTTTTTGATAGCTTCGTCAAGAGCAAATTTAAGTTCGTAGAGATCTTTTTTGAGTTCAAATGCAGTAAATCCTTCATTATAAGGACTTTGGCATTCACGTGCTAGCGCATGAATTTGATTTAAAATTTCACTCATGCTCCAAGACTTTTTTTTGAGATGCATTATCTATTGATAAAATCTTCTGGCCTGATATTTGAAGATACGCTTTCAAATTCTTGACCAATATAAAAATCATTAGGTCTTTCGTCAGCAACAGCAAGGATAGATTTAACTTCAACTTTTTGAAATTCTTTTTCGCCTTCGCCGTCGTCGATTTTGATTTTACGAGTCCAGCGACCGTGTTCGATAAGAATCCACTGTCCTTCCTTGACATCAATACCGCATTCGGGTCCAACTTTATAAATTTGGGCCCAACGAGGCTTAACACCGTGTGCTTTGCCATCGTCGCTAGCAATAACAAGACCACCGGACGTTTTCATTTCGCCCATGTCCATGTTGATAACTAGAATATCTTTAGATAGTGCCCGTACCTTAATTTTCTTAGCGCCAAATGCAAAACTCATGTTAGCCCTTATTGCGTTTAGAGATTTCTTCGGTTACTGCTCTTGGATTTGCAGCATAATAATCTTGCAAAATTTCTTCTCGAGTTCTTACAATTTTGCCGCCTGGACCTAATTCATCACCGCGAGCGTTTACTTTCATGTTTCCTACTGCTGGCAATAATTCGTTCTGAAGATTTAACTTCTCCATATCAATTTCCTTACCGCGCATAGTTGTATATGTCTTACCCATTTTGTTTCTCCTTAAAGAATTCTTCTATTGGTATATTGTATTTAATACTGTCGATCTTGTGGACCCCTATGATGTGAAGCACATAACTTGCCACACTTGATCCACGCCCTACTCCCCAAACTACATTATTAGCTCTAAGTGTGTCTACTACATATTTCATAGCTTTTAACACAGGAATCATATCGTATTTGGCAAATAGTCGTAGTTCTTCTACTACTCGTTCTCGTATTTCTGGTGTAGGGCATCTTTGATACAGCCAATCTAAAATATCCATGGTCTTATATTCGTAAGGAATATTCCAAATAGTGATATCTATAGTTTGTTTTGGAGTTGGATAGTGTAGATGTTCAAATTCTAAACGTTCTAAATACTGAGTTAGATCGTTAGGATCTGCAAGGCACTTGGACAAAATATCTGGTCCATGCCTTAGTACACCTTCTATTAATTGTTCTTGGGTATTATTAGTCCACATTAATCAATTGATCCAAATCACCGTCTAATTGTGTTTTTAGTTTATTACTATTTCTTTTAGACATTTCTTGTTTATATATTGTAACAAGATTTGAGATTTGTGTCAAGAGTTCTGGCTTTCCTAAACGCTGAGCAGTGAAGTATTTTTTGCTCAAATCGAGGATCTTTTCTTCAACTTCGTTATCTTTAAGATGACTGAGGTCGTCGATTAGTGGATTAAACATTTTAGCTGAACTGGCCGATATATTGGAAAAATACTTGATCGCTACTGTGACGCCAAATGTCAATGATCACCGGATCATTATATGCAGTTGTGTCAAGTGTTAGTGTCAATCTAAGTGGGTCTGTGCCTGCTGATGGAAAATTAGAACGTTTAATAACTGTGCCTGCACTTGTTGTAAAGGTTATATTTTTAGAAGAAAGATTATCATTGTTATATAATTCTAATCGAAGCTTGCCAGTACCACGCTGTAGACTTCCTTCTTGTGAACTTACCGCAGGATCGCCTGGTAAATTCATAATTTCAATGCTGTTAGTTGTTGCGTCAAATGACCACACTTGATATGTTCCAACAGTGTAATCAATATTTCCACCGCCGAACCCTGGAGAACCGTAAGTGCCAGATGGCGCCCAAACTGAATCTTTGCAATTTTTAAAAATCATTCGTTCTTGAATATGCATTTCAAAATCGTTAGTAATATTAAGTTTTGCTGAATGATCTTGTAAATCGGTAATTTCTTCGCTGGTGTTTCTTAGACCAGTTTTAATGGTTGCAAAATTATCTCTAAACACCTGAGTGTCGTTGTCCTGTCCGGCTACAGGAAAGTTTTCGTTAATGCCAGAATATGTTACATTACTTGTCACAGTATATTCTCCACGTGTGGTATTTTCTTAGTATATTTATCACTAATTATCCCCAGGATCTTATTTTTGTTCTAGGGTAAACTGCTCCTGATGCAGGGTTAGGTCTAGCTTTAAATGTATTTCTAGGTAGAGTTTGCCCACTTGTGGGTCTTTCTAATTTGTAGAATAAGTACCGATTATTGCTGTTTCCAAACCATTGGTAGTTTCCGTAGCTTGATCCAGTGCTTCCAATCTGATTTTTTTTGGAATTCGCTATAAGATACGCTAATGCTTCGCTAGCAGTCAGGTTAGGATTTTGTTCAGCTAAACAAGCTAGTGATCCGCAAACCTGTGGACTGGCCATACTCGTTCCTGAGATACTACCTATTTTATAACTTGAATTTCTAGGATCATTTGCCAAGGTGATGCCAAATTCAGTGGCAGCAGTTGAGTCAAAAAATGAGGAAACAATATTACTTCCTGGAGCCCATATGTCAACCCTATTGCCATAATTGCTAGAACTATTTTTATATTCTGCCTGCTGAGCACTGATATTCCCAACTACGATTACTCCCGATGCTACTGCTGGGCTCGAACCCTGAGAATGAACGTAATCCCCTCCACTTATCCTAATGCTGTTATTGTAATCTTGATCAGATGAGTATGCAGAATTCCAATAACTGTTACCAGCAGCCGCTACTACAATAACTCCATCTGCTATTGCATCTGAAACGTCAGCATTAAGAGCAGCGTAGGTGTACGGCATTCGATATAGATATGTGCTTGCTGGAACAGGAACACCGTTTGATTCTAACGCAGTTTTCTTAGCAGCGGTACTTAATGCTGATATATCAGTAAAAGTTCCTCTGTAGGTAACACCGCTGATTGCTGATAGCAGAATGTCGTTATAGCTATAACCCCAACTGTGATTAGTAACTGTTGGATTTCTTCTTCCAGTTGCAGGATTGATGGCCTTGTTTCTATGAAATGCTCTGAGATAATCAAAAATATAAAGTTCCCAATTGACAGGAGCATTTGCGCCTGCATAGCCAAATTCCATATTATAGATATTGGCATCTCTAGCCCAGCCTTGCGTATTACCTGCAACTGTTCCGGCAACGTGGGTTCCGTGGTTGCTAGACATATTGCTATAGTCATACGGACCGGTTGTGGATATTCCAACAGCAGAGCTTAATGAAAACCAATTAAACTGATTGACTCTGCTACCACCGGTGCCGTCTGCGTTTATAGCAAACTCTGGATGATTGGGATTTATGTGTGCGTCGACGACTACAACGTCTACGTTTTTTCCAGAACTAGTCGTAGTTACAGTTTGAGTACTTTGTGTAAATGATCCATCAGTTCCCCAGCCCGAAAGGGTAGCACCAGAAGTTGATCGATATAATCCCCAGTTTTTATCATTAGTATCGATGGTAGCACTTTTTTCAAAGTTGCCAGCCTGAGACCAATGATGAACAACCTCGATGCCCATTTCTCTAGGAGGACGTTCTACAGCAATCACTCTAGAATCATTTCTTAATTGTTCTGCTTCTTCATCTGATAACATGAAGTGTGTATTTCTACTAATTTCTCTTAATTGAGTTATGTCAACAATTCTATTTGGAATATATAAATTTCCGTCAGGTGATTCCATGTCCGCAATGATTGAATCTGCATCAGCCATTGTTTTAGCAGTAACAACGTATTCTTTTAAATCGCTCATATTACCCCTCGATTTTTACTATAGTCAATGTTACTGTGACAGTACTTGAAGATCCACTTAGGTTTGTAACTGCTAATTCTATATTTGTTGTTGGGGAGCTTTCGTTATTAAATCCGATAGTTCCGGGACTAATTACAATTGTTTGAGCCCCTGAAGTAATAACTTCTGATATAATACCAGATCCTGGACTTGGATCAGAAGTTTGTAGTCGACTAGCATCAGCAGTTCTACTAGCACTATCAGTGTATATCCTTACCCACGCACCAACTGAG